AACTCCAAGGTCTCCCAACATGTTAATCTGAAAAATTCCGTAGGAACTGTCTCCAGTATTCCTGTTGCCATTATATGCCATCGGGCGTCCATTAGACTCCGCTTTGGCAATGGCCCAAGCCTTTTTCAAGGCTACTCCTTCAAATCCTACTGCCTTCAACAGATTTTTTAATTCTGTATCTGACAACATTTCTGAAGGTTTGTATACAGTGTTGCTGAATTTTTCCAGCGTTTCTTTCTTCAGTTGTAGTTGTGTCTTGCTTGGTTCTACTACCAATGCCTGCGCCGATTCTATCGGTTGAGGCTGGACACCAAATAGAAATAATGTTATCATTGCTATTGATGTCCAAGTATGAGCAACTTCGCTCACACGTTGTTTGATATTCTCCATGGGCATTTCCTCCTATAGAGATAACGAACTATAATAATAGCATTGTTTGACAATTAGTGTCAAGCTGGTTGACTAGGAATTTAATGCATATATCTTATTACACAATTAAGGCGGGATTAAATCCAGCAGTAGGTTTCGGCTATGCTGGACAAAATATTGTTCGTACATTACAAGAATTAGGACATAAAGTAGATTTTGCAAATCCTCAAGCTCAACTTCAATTAAACTTTACACAACCTCATCATTATAAATTACATAAAAATCAATATCAGATTGGTTATACTCCGTGGGAATCTACTAAGATCCGTCCAGAATGGACAGAGCGTATGAATTTATGTGATGAAGTTTGGGCAACATCTGATTGGTGTGCAGATGTATATCGTAATAATGGAATAACTAAACCAATATATGTTTATCCACATGGTATAGAGTCAATATGGAAACCTGTAAAAAGAATTATTAAAGAAGGACAACCGTTAAAGTTTTTGCATGTAGGAGAACCTTCTCCAAGAAAAGACGGGCAGGCAGTAGTAGATACTTTCATTAAACTATTTGGTAATAATCCAGAATATCAATTAACAATAAAATCAATAGGTCCACATACTATTAGATTATATGATGATGAAAATCTTATATTGCCAGAACATAAATATAGTAATATTAAGGTTATTACAGAAGAGTATCCAATAGATAGGCTAGTAGATCTTTATCATTCCCACCACGTTTTGGTTTATCCTACATGGGGAGAAGGATTTGGATTTATTCCACTACAAGGGCTTGCTACAGGCATGCCAGTTATAACAACTTATGATTGGGCACATTATAAAGAATTTATTGGTCCATTAAAGTTAAAGTCAAGGTTTACAGATGCAGAAACAGAAGGAGTTCCTAAAGCAGTAGGAGATCCACATTTAGGAAGTTTCTTTAAGCCAGATCGTGAGCATTTAGAAGATCAAATGGTTTTTGCCGCAATTAATTTTAAAGCTTTATCTGGTTATTACTTTGCTCAGTCAACTAAAATACATGAACAATATAGTTGGACTCAGTTGACTAAGAATGCATTTAAACATTTAGAAGAAAGATTCTAAAACCTCTTCCCACACTAAATAAAGTTTGGTAGAATTGGTATCTATTCAATTTTTTAAATTAAACCGCAAGGCGGAGAAGGAGCTTTACTCAAAAATGTCAAGAACTATTGAAAACCCCTATGAAAACTTTATTGCATTGTCACGATATGCAAGATGGATCCCTGAAGAAAACCGTCGTGAAACATGGGGTGAAACTGTAGATAGATATTTTGCGTATATGCTTGATCATCTTTTTACTAACTATGCATATGAGCCAGATTCTAAACTTGTAGAAGATTTAAAGAAGGCTGTATATGACAGAAGCGTAATGCCTTCAATGCGAGCAGTAATGACTGCAGGTGCTGCTCTTGAAAGAGACCATGTTGCAGGATATAACTGCTCATTTGTTCCAGTAGATTCACCACGATCATTTGATGAGACGATGTATATTCTTATGTGTGGTACAGGTGTTGGTTTCTCTGTAGAATACAAGTATGTTAATAAGCTTCCTGCCGTCCCAGAATCATTTGAAAAGTCTACAACTACAATCGTAGTTGAGGACTCTAAAACTGGTTGGGCAAAAGCATACCGAGAACTTCTTGCAATGCTATGGGCGGGACAGATTCCATCTGTAGATGTTTCTAAACTTCGTCCAGCAGGTGCACGTCTTAAGACAATGGGTGGTCGTTCTTCTGGACCACAACCATTAATTAACCTTTTTGACTTTACAATTGCAAAATTTAAAGCTGCAGCAGGTCGCCAGTTGAAGCCTATTGAGGCTCATGATATTATGTGTAAGATTGGCGAAATCGTTGTGGTTGGTGGAGTTCGTCGTTCTGCGATGATCTCTCTTTCAAATATTAATGATATTGAAATGGCAGCAGCAAAATCAGGAAACTGGTGGGAAAACAACTCACAGCGAGCCCTTTCAAATAATTCAGTAGCATATTCTCGTAAGCCAGAAATGGAACAGTTTATTGCGGAATGGAAGAATCTATATGATTCCAAATCAGGTGAGCGTGGCATATACAATGTTGCCGCTGCTCAAAAGCAAGCAGGAAAATGGGGAAGGCGGGATCCTGAAATCCATTATGGAACCAACCCCTGCTCAGAAATTATCCTTAGACCTTATCAGTTCTGTAATTTATCCGAAGTTGTAATTCGTGAAAACGACACTCCTAAAACCGTAGCAGAAAAGGTACGTCTAGCAACTATCCTTGGAACATGGCAGTCAACTCTTACAGACTTTAAATACCTACGTAAAATCTGGAAAGATAATACAGAAGAAGAACGTCTATTAGGAGTTTCTCTTACTGGACAGTTTGGAAACAAATTCTTTTCTGGAAAGCAGGACTTGAAGAAGCTTGAGCAGACACTAGAAGGGCTTCGTGAATACGCTAGAGAAATTAATGCTGAAATGGCTGCATCTCTTAAGATTCCAGTATCAGCAGCAATTACATGCGTTAAGCCTTCTGGAACAGTATCACAACTTGTTGGAGTATCTTCAGGAATGCATCCATGGCATTCACAGTATTATATTCGTACAGTTCGTGGAGACAAGAAAGACCCATTATCAACATTTCTAAAAGAAGTCGGAATTCCAGTAGAAGATGACTTCATGAAGCCAAATGATACATACGTATTTTCATTTCCAGTAAAAGCACCAGAAGGTGCAATTCTACGTAATGATCTTACAGCAATTGAACATTTAAATACATGGTTGGTTTACCAACGTGCTTGGTGTGAACACAAGCCATCAATTACAGTTTCTGTTAAGGAAGATGAATGGATGGAAGTAGGGGCATGGGTATATAAGCATTTTGATGAGGTATCTGGAATTTCATTCCTACCGCATTCAGATCACTCATATAAGCAAGCACCATACCAAGAAGTAACTGAGACTGAATATCTTGAACTTCTTTCTAAAATGCCTTCTTCTATTCGATGGGAAGATTTGTCTTTCTATGAAACAGAAGACGGAACATCTGGGACTCAAACTCTTGCTTGTACTTCAGACGGCAATTGTGAGATTGTAGACATTTCCGCCTAAAAGGTATATAATAAATATTGGGGAAACCCAAAATTCCTGGGCACAAGGCCCAGAAATAGGAGGATCTTATGGCAAAAGAAGATCTAAATAATGATGGAAAGGTAACAATGCAAGAGAAAATTCTAGCAGCGTTAGCAAGCTATGGTCGTCACTTTCTTGGTGCAGCCATTGCTCTATATATGACTGGTAACACAGACCCAGGAGATTTAATTAAGGGCGGTATTGCCGCATGTCTCCCAGTTATCCTGAAGGCACTCAATCCAAATGAGCCAGCTTTCGGCTTCACAAAGAAGTAATAACTTAATAAGTAGTTAGGATAGCTCCTATGCTAAAATGGGCGTAGGAGTTTTCCTATTTTAGGAGATTTTAGCAAATGGCAGGACAAAAAAATTGGGAAGTGGATCAAAACACTACCTTCACATTTACCGTTGAATATAAAGACAACGATGGAGATCCCATTGATATCACTGGTAGCACCGCAAAAATGCAGGTTCGTGATACAAAGGGCGGAAGCAAATTAGCTTTCACATTAACCTCACCTTCTACAGGTGGAATAACAATTGACGGGCCAAATGGTAAATTAACCATTAAGATTACTCCTACTCAGACTAATAAGTTATTCTATCCAAAATCCTCATATGACATCATGCTTATTGACAGCAATTCAAATAAAATTAAATTGCTAGAGGGCTTTATGACATTGAGTAGATCGGTGACAATTTAAT